GCGATCTGCCGCATGGACGCGAACAGTCATGAAAACCGCGACGATGAAGGACAGCATCATCACGGAAAGAAGGACGCAAAACCAAACGACGAAGCGCCAAGAGAATTGGGCCACGGCGATATCCTTTTCGGAGGGAGGGAGGATGTCTATTTGCCGGGAAGAGATGCGAACCAGGGCAGCCAGGCGACGAGCTTTGCCGCAATGAAGCCGCCAACCGTAGCTGCTCCGATGATGGCCCAGCGCGCGCCGCGCGCCTGCATCAGGAGATCGTGCATTTCGGAGACTTGCTGGCGCACCGCTGAAAGGTCGGTGCTCATGTGCTGCATCTGGACTTCGAGGGCGATTACGCGATCCCGCGTGTCTGTCTCGGTGCTCACTTGCCGTCCTCCAAGACGGAAACGGCTTTAACAAGAGCTGCATGTCGGCGGACACAGGCCACGAGCGCCTTACGATCCTTGCCCCAAAGCCTCGCCACGTCGGCCGCAGTCAGATCACGGGCCGGGATATCAACAACCCCGCCGCAGGCCTGCTTGAGCGAATCCGGTATCTTGGCGATCGAGACGGGCGGGACATATTGCCGTGTGGTCCCACACCCGCACATGAGGAGCGCCAGCGCGCCCAGGATGATCGAGCGCATCAGCGGACTCCGTTTAAGGCTTTGGCTATGCTCTGAGGGATTGCCGGCTTCTGTTCTGCGTTCTCTTTGCGGATGGCGGCTTCGAGCGCGGCTTCGGCCTGTTTCTGACTTTCGCGTTCCTGAAGTGCGCGATAGTCGGATTCGATCTGGTTGATCCTGGCTTGATCGGCGGCTTTCTGTGCAGCTTGGGCGGCGAGGGTTTCAGCCTTTTCCTTTTCCCACGCGGCGCGCTCATGGGCTGAGCCGGCGACATAGCCCTGATGGTGCTTATAGGCGCCATAGCCCCAGAAGCCACCGCCAGCGAGCGCGGCGATGAGCACATAAGCCAAGACTGCGGAGAGCAGCGAGGACAGGCCTGTGGCCCGCCCTACCCATGCGATGAGCGCTACCATATCTTCATGCCTCGGATGTAACCGGCCAGAACCTTGGCGACGATGTAGGCGCCGACAGCACCGCCGATGAGCAGAAGGCCGAAGAGGAACCAGAGCATCAGAGACCCCGCAGACACAGGGCGCGCTCTTCCTGCCGACGCTTAGTCAAGCCTGGGAGGCGAATGCCGCGTGATTTGTCCCACATGAGCAGGGCATCGCAGGCACCACGAAGGTTGCCTGCATTGGCGCGGCTAGCGACCGACGATTTGCAGAAGTTGCCCGTTCCCGCATTGTAGGTGAAGGACAGGAACGCGGCGTAGGCGTTATCTGGAATCGTATCCGGCGATGCCAGGCATTTGCGCATGCCCGTCTCGAACTCAGCGAGCCGGGAGATGAGCATGTCCTGGCATTCGGCCGGCGTCTTGTGATCGCCAATCTTCACGCCACGGGTTTCCCCGAAGCAAATCGTCGGGATGCCAACTGGATCTCTGTAGGCGTAGGTCCGCAGTCCCTCAAATCCGGATACAAGTGCGACGACGGAGGCGGCGAGCGCCCCGCCCTTCTTCATGCGGCTCATGATGTCTCCTAGAGGTCTTGATCGACGAAGCGGCCGATTAACCCGGCGATGCCGAACAGCAGCCCGAGAAGCGCAAAGGCGAGCGGCGGGATCGGGAGCACATCCTGGAACAGGCTCCAGCTATCCCCGATGACGCCAGCCAGGCAGAGGATGGACAGCGCCCAGAACTTGACGCTGTGTGCGCCAAGAGCCACGGCCTTGCGGTTGCGGATCAGGCGCATGTATACTCCGATATATTATGGAAGACGGGCGGCAGACCTTCGGCGCTATCGCCTTCGGCCTATTGACGGCAGGGTTAACCGGCCAAATTCCAGCGAAAATTCAGCAACTTATGCGCGGTGAAGTATCGTCACCAAGTCCATCGCGGTTAACAAATTGCTAATTTTCCTTTGACTCCAGTGGCATGCCGGTAACAGGATCGTCTTCGGGACCGGGGGATGAGCTACCTATAGGGGCACCTCTGTCCGGGTATTTTGGGTAAAGGGGTTCACACATGAAGAGCATTCTGAAGAAGTTCGCAGCCGAAGAATCCGGTGCCGCGATGGTCGAATATTCGATCCTCATCGGCATCATCACCGCTGCCACCATCACGTTCATCGTCGGCGTGGGCTGGTATGTCACCAATGCCTGGAGCACGCTCTGCGCCGATCTGACGGGCTGCTCGGGCCACACCGGCTGATATCGAAAAGCGTGCCCTAACCCAGCGCGCCACGATAGATGGAGAGGGGCTTACTTGGAGGTTTGACCATCGCCAGGCTATCGGCAGAAGGGTCGGCGTTCGCGCCGGCCCTTTTACGTTAGGACGATCTTCGGATCGATATAGAAAGTGCTCGACGCCTTCGCGGCCTTCACCCGGAAGAAGAGCCATCCCTTCTGTTGGGGCGTGAACGTCACCGCCAACTGGAATTTGGTTGTGCTGCCGCCCCAGGTTCCAGATCCGGCCGAGAGCCCGGCATTTGAGGCCAGACTGTCAGCCTTGCCGTTGTTGACGAACGAGGCGAGCGGCGAGCCCGACGATCCGAGATATTCGACCTCGCCCCAGATGTCGTCGTTATTCGGCACCGCTCCGCCGCCCCAGATGCCCTGTACAGTCGCGGTGACCGCAGAGCCTACCGTATCATTCCAGATGGCGATCGGCAGGCTTTCATATGGCATATACTGGTTGCAATTTGCTGTCGTGACGATCTTCCATGAAATCGTCGTCGTGCCATCCGATGCGCCGCCGGTACGAACGATGGTGGTTTCTTCGGTTTGGGTACCGGCGTAGCGAATGCGCCCGTGCTTGTAGTTCGTTCCGCCGGAATCGACGCGGGTGTAGTCAAGGCCGCCAGAGCCGCGACCGTTTGGCGTCGCGCAAAGGGTCACGGCGGCATCGATCTTGCAATCGACCATCGAAGCCTGAAGTGCCACGATGCCTGACGACGAAGCTCCGAAGATCGTCTTTCCCGATCCCAACGCACTGACATCGACGCCGCGCATGTCGACGCTGTTGCCGCGGTTTGAGCTGAACGTAAAAAGCGTAGTCGGAAGCGTGGCGCCGGTGAGGGCCGACGGCGTGTTCTTCCAGATCAACTCGCCAAACAGGCTGATGCTCTGGCTTGCGTTGGCGAACTGAACGGTCGTGTTTTCCCATTCTACTGAGCCACCGCCGCCACTCGACCCAATGATGGTAATCCGAGAGTTGGTATTGGTATTGCCCAGCCGAAGTGCGCAATTCTTGAACTTGACTGATTGGTTAAGCGTCGTGCCCTGCAGCGTCATCGTCGCGTTGGTCGACGTATCGCCGCTGGTAAAGGTAATGCCTTCATAGGCAATAGCATCACCGGCAAAATTGATGACCCCGCTGCCGGTTGTCGATACCGTTGCCGTGGTGCGCAGATCGGCCGACACCGGCGGGACCGAACCGGAATGGTTGACGCAGGTTACCAGGACAGGCGAGGCAGTCGTGCCGGGTGATGTGAAGGTTTGGGTACTGGAACTGGATTCTGCGTGATCCTCCGAAACGAAGATGGCGTCGCCGGCAGCAGCGGCGGTCATCGCGGCGCCAAGCGTCAGATAGGCGTTCGCCCAACTGGTGCCGTTGGCAGAACCGCCAGCACCGGACCGCACATAGCGAAGCGTCATCGATTATGCCTCGGTTGGGATCGCCGTCTCGCCCTTCAGGGCCCGGGAGATGATCGCCATCTCCTTGTCGATTGGCACCAACGCCTGCCGCTTCTCTCGGTACGCCGCGTCGATCGGCTTGAGTTCGGCCTCGAGTTCGCGGATCTTCGCGATGACGTCGTCCATCTGCTTACGCAGCGGCGCAACGTTGGCCTCGGCAGCGTCACGGTCGACACGAAGCTGCTGGAACCTGGCGCGCATAGCGTCTGGATCGAAGTGATAGGTGGTCTTCATGGATGGGAGTGTCCTTAAGCCAGAGTGAGCGCGCCGCCGCTGCCATCGAAATCGATGGTGAAGCTGTTGCCGGTCGTGAGCGTCAGATCGGACCCATAATCGTAGTAGCCGATCAGTTCGTCGTTGGTGGCGGTGTCGTTGTAGAGAACGACATATCGGAACGGTCCTACGGTGCCGGATGCCGTCAGAGTGAGATCGGCCAGCACAAGCTTATAGGTGCCACTGGTCTGCGCCGAACTCGAAGTCGTCACATTGCGGGAAGAGCAATTGGTGTAACTGATCTCAGTCAGATTGGAGCGCTGGGTATTGGTGGCTATTGGGGCATTTGCCGCGGCCGTGAGCGCCACCACGATCTGGTCAGAGCCGAGATTGTGGACCTTCTCCGCAAGGGCCTCAGAAAAGGCGTTGAACTTGTTGAAGGCAACCATGGTTCGCGATCCCTATTACTTATTGATGAATGAGCCAGGCACCGCGGCCTGGCGCTGGCCTGTGGCATCGACCATCACGCCAAGTACCGCCGCATCGCGCTCTCCGGCATCAAAGGTGAGCAGCACGGCAACGCCCGTGAGCGCGAAAGAACCTGTCCCGGCGACAAGGCCGGCAGAGAACTGAAGACCGGTGTTCGTGCCGGTGAGCGTGAAGGAACCGGTCGTTGCCGGCATCGTCGCATTCAGGGCGGCAGGATTCCGCGTGATCGTAAAGACACCAGTCGAGACTGGAAGCGGGTAAACGAGGCTCAGATTGACGGCGTTTCCGGTTAGGACGAAGCTTCCGGCCTGCACGGCATTGAACACGACCTGAAGCTTGTAGGGGTTCCATTCCCGGTAGCCGTCGCGCTCCGCGCCTACCTGGATCCAGCCGGAGCTTTCGCCGGCGAAGGAAGCAACCGGAACGTTGAACGATAGGCCCGACACGCCGCTGTGCGTCGTCAGGACTGTCGTCGCGCTCGGGTCGAGGACTTCGATGATCGTGGTCTGCCCGACTTCAGGGTCGACGGTTGCATCGCCCCATGCAAGCGGGCTGGCGAGTTCGATCAGGCGGTTTCGCTCATACCATTCCGTCGCCAGATCGGTGACGCCGTCAGACGAAATCAGGCCATAACCAACGCCATTGACCGACACATTGGCCGGACGAAGCGGCCGAATACCTCGGCTGGCGAAGGTGAAACTATCGACAGGAGCACCGGAAAGCTGTCCTTGCCCGGTATTGGTGAGCAGTTTGACGCTGATGCTTTGGCCGTCGGTGTAGGCCTCAAAATCGCTGGTCGAGAGATCGTCGAAGAGAACAAAGGCAGCGCCGTTCGAATGCGCCATCGGCACAGTATCGAGGCAGCCGCGCGCAATGGTGAGTGTGTCGCCGGATACCGCATCGACACGAACGACCTCCGTTCCCGTCCTCGACCCGTCGCCAATGGTGGCAAGCAGGCCGATTGCGGTGGCATCGATACCGCTGCCGGTGTTCAGCGTTACCGACGTACCATCGATCGCCAAATCGCCGTTGATGAAGCCGCCAGGAGCGAAATCCATCTGTTCCGTGCCGGCATATCCAGAACCGGTATCGACTTGGATGTCGGCATTGGTTGCGTCACCGGACGGCGCAACGCCAGCAACTTGTAGCAGGCCGGCGCCAGCATCACCGGCTAGCAGGCTGGCAAGATCTGCATCACCGATCATCTGCCTCATTTCTCGATAGGGCATCTCCCAGACGAGGCGCGGTTTGACAGCTTGTGGATCACTCGACGGTGGAACCCACGGGGAATCCGTATCGTCGACCAGCACCGCGGCACCGAGATTAAAGACATCAGGCAGGAACTTGATGCCGATCTTATTCTGCCGACCATCGCCAAAGTTGAGATCGGCGACACGCATCACCTCTCCAGAAAGCTGATGGCGAGCGGACACCATGCGGAATGGGTCGCCGGGGTTCAGGTTTTCGATGGTGCGCTTTGCGATAAGGCGGCCAGACGTCAGACCAGACCCGAGCGCGATCACATCGCGCGTTGCGACCTTGATGGCAAGATCGCTGCGATTGATGCCTGGATATTCCTTCGTCGCCGGCTGCACCCTTGTTGCCTGCATCGACTGTGCTAGGTTGGTGACGAGGTGCGCGCCGGTCTTCCGTTTCTCCCGATAGTAGAACTTCACCAGTACCGAACTGACCGCCTCGGCCGGGGAACGATGATCGATCTCGGTGTACTCGAGGACATCATCTTCGGTGATGACTGGGATCAGATCGATGTCGTAATCGTTGCGGATCGCCTTCAGGACGAATTTGCCGGTCGACCGCGAGACATAGAGATAGGCATCGACATGGGCCAGGATCGTTGAGACGAACTCCTGAATTTCCTCCTCTTGGCTCCAGCGCAGGCTGAGACCGAAAAGCTCGGAATAGAAGATGTCGGCGCAGGCCGTGAAGCTGGTGTCGTCGATATCGGCGTCGTTGTAGCCCATGCCCCAGGTCGCATCGGTGAGGCACTCCCGGATGATATGCGCCGGATTCATGTCGAAGACCGTTGCCGCGACCAGCCAGAACACCAGCGGCGGACCACCGGCGGCCACAGCGTAACCGTTGCTCTGGTTGTAGACGAAGAACGACATCGCGCTCGTCTTGCGGACGAACTCCGAATTCGCGACATCGATATAGCTGGCGAGTGAAAGATCGGCGAGGGGAACGAAATAGATTCTCGTGATGACGCCGCCACTGGTGCCGTCTGTGATAACGGCCGTAGCCGAGCCCATCGACATACGCTTTGAGACTTGAGCGATACCGAGATTGCTGCTGTGGCCGGTCGAGGACCGGATCAGTGTCGACAGATCCTCGCTATAGACGAAGATGCCGCCGGCATTGTTGACGACAACGACTTGGTTCGCTGCTTCGTTGTAGCTCACCGCGCGAAGAGCAGTACCTGAAATACCTGGCAGCGTTACTATCGTCTCCGTCCAAGCGCCATTCCAGGTGAGACGCATGACCTGCGTGCTGCCCGAAATCGATCGATACGCATAGTTCGGCCCCATCGACAGGCTGGAGGTGTTGACGCTGTTCACCTGCGCAAAGGAGTCGACCACCGACCAGGAAGCGCCAGAACGCTGCAGCCGAATATAAAGGACAGCGGGGCCAACGGTGCCATTCAGGACGGCGACCAGCGCATGCGACAAGCCCACATCAGCCATCAGGAAGCCAAAGTTGAGATGCGATCCGCCAACGGCATCGATCATGCCGTCGAGGCTGATCGTCTGCATGATCGCCGAGGGGTTCGCGACGTCCCTGAATTCTAGCTGCGTGCCCGGGCTGCCGAAGATGTCTCCTCCGGTGCGGACAACTAGCTCTGCAAAATCCGTGATGTGAACGGTATCGCTAAGCGTGAAAGGTGTGTCGATCGTGACCTGATTGACAGCGCCATCGGGCATCAACCAGGTCTGGATCAGCCCGTTGGGACCACCGCGCGCAGCATAGTCGCCATTGGTGTCGACCAGCTTAGTGCCCGACAGGAAAAGCACGTCGCGACCCGGATCGGTGCCGTCGATCTCCTTGTCCGGGATCGCGGCCTTGGCGTCATACCATTGGGTGCTGCCATCCGACTTCAGATGGATGCGCTGGAGGCGGAACTCCCACGGCTTGATGTAGTTCGAGGTGCCAAGATAGACCTGACGCAGGACAACCGTGACGATGCCGCGGAACGCCGAGATCGTGGCGCCGAGCTTCGAGACGAGGTAGTCATCCTGAAGCTGGTCTGGCGCTCCCATGTTGAGGTCGATGGCGCCTGCAATACCTCCTTCGCTCTTGTCGCCGCCGAACAGGCTCGCCTTGTTGATGTTGATGCGGCCGCCGGTGGAAGCGCCGCTCCATGCCTTCTTGTCACCAATGGTGATCCGATAGAGGGCATCGGCGGGACCATGGCAGAGGCCCATCTGCATGCCGAGCGAGTACTTGTAGCCGAGTATCTGGCGAGGCCCGAACAGACCGTAGCGACGCGCCCCCTTGATCGCCTGGCGCTTCAAATCACCATACCATGTGACGTTCGGGTCGGCGATGTCGGCGGTGCCGAAGACGACAGGGATTTCCCGGCCTTCCTCCGCGGTCGGCGCCTGGAAGTCCTCGAGGCTTTTCGGCTTCGCATTCGGAGGCTTAGGCGTCAGCGCCAGTTGAATGGCGTATGACAGGATGCCGATGACGATGTTCCAGAACATGTCAGGTGATGCTCTGGCTGAACGGGTTGTTGTCGGACATATTCTTGAAGCCGCCGTAGTTCAGGAAATTGCTGAATTTGTTGGCGCAGGTGCTTTCCGAGAGGTCGCAGCCGGGCGCGATGAAGACCGGCGCGGAGCCGTGGGCGGTGACGTAATCGGCGAGGCCATCGATCTGGCCGATGAGCGTGATCGTTGAACCGGTGTGGTCGCCGATCCAGCCGTACAGGCCGTCGAAGATGACTAGCCCGGCCTTGTAGTAGCCATCGGGCTGCGATGACGCGCCGGGGATGGTCAGCGTCAACCCGTCCGCGACCGTGACCGAGGCAGAGACCTTGAAGTCGTCGACACTCAGGTTGCAGCCGGGGAAGTAGAGCGCGTGCCGGCAGGTGCGCTGGTAGCGCGCCCGGCAGCCGGGCCGGCGCATCGAGGTGAAGACGCTTTCGACCGAAACCTTAATGTTCTGCTTCGCCGATTTGGCGTCGACGACGCGGCCCTTCCAGACGGAACGAAGCTCGCCGCTGAGATCGGTGTGATGGCCGCGCCAGACCGTGACCGTGGTGACCTCGCTCGCCGGCGAGAGCAGCGTTTTCGCGTAAGTATCGGAGAGCGGGAACGTCAGCTCGACCGAGTTCTTTTCGATGTTGCCGGTTTGCTCGATGTCGGCGTGCGCAATTGGCGACGGCAGCCATTCCTGATCGGTGCCAATGGCCTCTGGATCGGCAAAGATCGAGACCGGATCGGAGGTGAGCCGAACCGGCGAGACGCCGTTGTCGATCAGATAGAGGAAATACGGCTGACCTTGGTCAACCGAGCTTTCCGGGGTGTCGTAGCTCACGCCGGCACCTCAGTAACCGCGACTGAGACAGTCGAAGCATCCTCGAACTGGTGATCGAAAGTCACGGTGTCGGCGTTCAGCCTGACCTTCGACATGAAGCAGAGCACTCCAATATCGGCGATCGCGACGTCCTGGCCGAGCGCGGCAGCAAGCGTGAGATCATCGTTCGCACCATCCGCCGCCGCGCTGTTGATCTGCGCGAAAAGCGTGGTGCCGTCCTTCAGGAAGAACGCGATCTGCTTGCCGGCATAGAAGCTTGGCGGACCGACGCTTGTCACCGTGATGACTGTATCCGCCGAGCCGATATCAGCCTGCAATTGAAGGTCCATATTGAACGACGGCAGCCAGAACGCCTTTTGCTTACCCATGAGGGAATGCAGCCAGAGGCGCCGACGCCACAGCCTAGCGCCGCGCGTCTCATGAAAGCCAAGCGTCTGGCCGAAGTCCGAATAGGTGAGCAACGTTTCCACCGCGACGGGACCGAAGCCGTTGTCGACATACTCGGCAGCGCGGACGATGCTCTCCGAGATATCGGCGATCAGCTTTGGGCTCTCGGTCAGGACATCGAGGTCGAGATAGGTCGGATAGCCGGCGTCGCCGTCGAGGAAGACGTTATCCTGCGACTGGAACTTGCCGGAGACGTCCGCATAGGTGGTGTCGCGCCTGATCTGGAAGCCTTCCGTTGCCAATGCGGTGCGGATCGGCGCAATCGTCGGACGAGTGAAGTCGCGCCCCAACGGCCCGAGCAGCGTGATCTGATCGTCGGCGACGGCGTCCACGAACGTGATCGCGTTGTTGTCCCAATCCTCCCAGATCATGATGCCGACGCCTTCGCGCCAGTCGCCCCATGTGGTATCGCAGGCAATCGTGGTATCAGCCGAGCCAATGTCGCCCACGACCTGCTGCTCCACCCACGCCGGGATGCTCAATGGCGCTCCTGCACGTCTCTGCGCGAACGCCTTGGCCCACCCGAGCATCGCCGGAAGCATGCGGAACGAATAGGCGAACATCTGCCGCGGCGCCGAACGAAGCGCGATGCGCTGCTCCCCTGTCCGGCTGGCGAGCATATCGGTGAGCCATTCCAGCGTTTCCTGCGCCGGCAATTCCGGGCGGAAGGGCCATAGCTGATAGAGGATGGTGATGTGCACCGCCTCCAAAGCGGGAACGCCAGCATCGAAGCCAGACGGCACGATGTTGACGATCATCTTGATATCGGGCGAATCCAGCACCGGCGCCCCGGCGTCGAACCCGCTCGGCGAAACGTCGACCGTCGCCATCAGGCAGGCCCAGGAATCCCGATGTCGAAGGCCGGCGACGTGATGGTGTCGCCGTTGTTGACCGTCTTGGACACCGCCACGGTCTGCGCGGCGAGCAGACGCGAATTCACGCTGTCGACGAGGGCATAATGCGTGATGGTGCCGCTTGCGGTCGCGGCACCGTTGGTGACAGCCGCAACCGTCACCTTCCGGCCGCTCGGGCTGCGCGCCGCCGGCGAACCTACGGAGATGCCAGTCTTGTTGCCCAGCGTGACCGTGGCGACGTTCGCGTAGTCGGTCGGGAGCGCCGAGCAATAGTGGATGCCGGTGACCTCGGTATCGAGGACGGTGAGCCCATTGTCGAGCACGCGGTCGTTGAGGTAGGCGGTCATTTGCCGTTCCTGCGAAGAATGTTCATGATGACTTCCTCGCCGGCAGCCGTGTTTAGATAGTCACCGACGACCGATGGGTCGGAGACGTTGATGATCTTCGTCTGGCTTCGGAGCATCGGCGCCAGCTTGCGCAGCGCGGATTCGATGTTGTCGTTGGCGTTACCGCCAGCCGCCTGTTTCATCATCTCGACCGAGCGCGGATTGCTGCGGATGACATCGCCGGCGCGCAGCTTCTTGAGCTCAGGACCGCGCTCGCCGACCCATGCCCAACCGGGAGGCGCGCTTTCCGTGCCGTCGGCGTATAGGCCGATATAGCCGCCCGGATTGGCTGACAGGAAGCTGTAGGCCGCCGTGCCTGAGAAGGCCGAGTTCAGGCCGCCACCGCCGAACAGGCTCCCGAACATGTTGAACAGGCCGCCGAACCCGCCACCTCCGCCGCCGCCAGGTGCAGCCGGGAACTGACCGAGCATGCTGCCCAGCTTTCCGGCACCGCTACCCAGGGCGTTGAGGCCGCCGGCCGCTTGGCTGGTCGAGGAGACGAGGTTTGACAATGCCCCGGTCGACGCGCCGCCGAGTTGCCCGACGTTCTGTGTCGCCTGGCTGAGCGCCGCATTGAACTTGTCGACATACTGCGAGCCGGTCGTGCCCAGAATGTCCATCTTGCCGGCGCCGCTCGACAGCGGTCCGCCGGTAAACCATGCCGAGGCGGCATCCTGCGGGTTGCCGTATTTCGACAGCAGGTTGCCGAACTGCTTGTTGAATATGGCATCTTGCGCGGCCGGGTTCGACATGAAGTCGGATACCGACATCGGCGAGCCAAACGCTTCTGTCGACCATGAAGGCAGGTTGCTCTTCATGATCTGGTAGGCGCCGAGCGCCTGGTTGCCGTTCTTCAACAATGGGCCGAGAGCGGAGTAGCCGCCGCTGCCGAGGCTTTCTACCGCTTTGATCGCCGACGCATACTGCGCCATGCTGCCGGTGAGCGAGGAGCCGCCAAGCACGTTGGCGAAGCCGCCGGCCGGCGTGAAAATGCCACCGAGGTTCGACGAGAGGCCAAACGCCTGATCGATCCGGCTCTGGATATAGTTCTGGTTTGCCGGCGCGCCGCCTCCGGTCAGGATATCGGTCAGCGTCGTGTTCGGCGTGAAGGACGAACCGTTGCTGCCAAGCAGATTGCCGATCGAGCCGATTCCAGGCACGCCGAGCGGCGAGCCGTTGATGAACACGCTGGCCGCCTGCACCTGCATCGAGGCAACGGCCTTCTGCGCGCCCAACAAATTGCCAAGCACACCGCCGAAGCCGCCGCCGCGGCCACTGGTCGCTCCGTTTCCGAAGATGCCCAGATCGGCGATGGAATTGAGGTTCGATCCGGTGAGCCAATTCTTCAGCGGATTGGTCACCGCCAGATCGAACATCTGCCTGGCAAAGTCGCGGCCCATCTTCTTCAGCGCATCGCTGATCGAGCCACCATCGAAGAGAGCATCGACGACGCCATCGATACCGTCGCGCGCGGTCTGGAACACCTCGTTCCAGGTGTCCTTCATGCGGGCGATCTCGTCCCGCATCTTGATGACCTTGGCGATGTCGGAATCGAGGTCTGTATCGGAGAAGCCCATCGACCGAAGCTGGGAGGCGACGGACTGATCAGCTTCCGAGCGGCCCATCTGGCGGATGTCGAACAGAAGATCCTGCTGCGCCTTGGCTTTCGCCTGCGCCTCGGCGAGCGCCGACAGTTCTGCCGTGTTGGCGCGGATCGCTTCTGCCTCTGCTCCGTAGAGGGGGATACCGAGCCTGCGGATTTCCTGCTCTGCCTTCAGGCTTGCGATGGCCCGATCATGCGCAAGCGAGCTTTGGCCGACAAGGCTGAGTTCCGCCTTCTGTAGCTCAATGTCCTGCGACTGATCGAAGATGGTCTGACGGGCCTGCTCAAGAGCGATCAGCTTTCCATATTCCGCCGAAGCCTGCTTGATGAGCGCAACCGACTGCCCGTAAAGGCGCTGAAATTCGGTCTCGCTGGTGATGCCATTCCGCGCGGCCTCCTCTCGCACCTGAGCAAGCTGCTGGCTTTCCATCTTCGCGGCTTCGACAGTTGCTGTCGATTGACCGACAAGCGCGATGTCTTGCTTGGCCGTGTCCAATGTCTGCTGGATCGACCGTCGGCGCTGTTCATTGGCTTCGGTGATCGCATTGATGGCCTGAGCATAGGCGAGCGCACCGGCGGTCTCGGCGCGATAGTCCGTGACGTCGGCGCTTTCGTTATCAGCCGCTGGTCTGGCCCGCTCCGACGCTATCGCGGCCGCGCGGCGCTGCTCCGGCGAGAGTGTGCCGATACCCTGCATCGAAGCGTTGCGCTGCTGCTGGAGCCAATAGAGCGCCGCATTGTTCTGATCGCGATAATCTTGGCCCAACTGCGCATCGGCAAGGCTTGGAGCGCGTGCGTTGATCCGCGCCAGCGCGTCGGCACCTTCCTTCAACGCGACGGCGGCTTCGTGACCATTCTTGGCGAGGTTCAGGATCTTGTCGCCAGTCACCTGCAATGCAGGATTCTGATCCGTGATGGAGTGAACGCCCTTCGCCAGTTCGTCATAGTCGAAGTCTCGGGCGAATTGACTGATCGGGCCATTGAAGGCGGAGAATTGCGACCTCGCCTGATAGCCGCCGCTGGCGACATAGCCGAACCGGCCGCCGCGAACCTGGCCGCTGGTAACGAATTGGGCAAGGCTATTGAGAACGTCAATGTCTTGGGACCGGGCGGCCGTTCCAAGGTCCGTCTGCCCTTGCCGTGCGGCTGCGCCAGCATAGAGACCCTGTGACTTGTTGTAGTTATCAGCGCTGACTTTGGCGAGGTCGTATGCGCTCGCCACGTCGAGTATGGCTTGCCGCTGGTCCTTCAATGCGGTGTTGAGGTCTTTCGTCTTGTCTCGGGTCAGAAGGTAGTAGGCACCAGCTGCAACCGCGACGACGCCGAAGCCGGTCGCGATGGCTCCGACAGTTCCGACGGTTCCGACGAGCGCCGCTGTGGCACCCGCTGCACTGCTTTTAATGGCGCTCAAAGAGCCGGAGATACCGCCCTCGCCCATCTGAAGGGTCTGGAGTATCTGGCCACCCTGCGAAAAAGCTATCTGCTGTGGCGATGCGCCCAAGAGGGCCATTGTGGCGATGTCATTGGCCTGGTAGCCCAAGCCCTGCAATTGGAATGACGAAAGCCGATTGCCGCCTGAATTCGCGAAGACGCTTGCGGAGGCCGCAGCCGAATTTGCCGGACGACCAATGCCGAAGCGGGCGTTCAAGTCTTGCTGGAAATATGCGCCTGCCTGTTGAGCTTTAAGCCGCGCGATATCGTCGATGCGGTCTAGTTCGGCCTCAAATACTGATGCGGCTTCACGAGCACTCTTTTGCACGCCGCCAATAAGGCTCGTCTCCAGATCGAGGCTGAAGTTGCGGCCAATCTGCTGCGCCTTTTGCTGCGCAATGCCGTCCAGCCGACTGAACTCGGCCTCAAAGACCGATGCGGACTCCCGAGCGCCGGTGCTAGTCGTGTTGACGCCAAGCACAGTGTTGAACTTGTTCTGGTTCGCCGCGCCGAACTGCCGCTGGTTTTCCAGCAACTGCTCCTGCCGCAGATTCGCGATATAGACCTGATAGGCCGCCGATGCCGCATTGAGCGACTGTACCTGTGCCTGAAGCTTGGCATTGTTGGCTGAGATTGCAGCCGCGAATTCCGTCTGTCCTTTGGCGGCGAAAGAGGAGCCGTCGGCGACAAGCCCGAACCGTTTGTACATGCCATCAAGGATCGGCAGGGCCTGATCCATCGAGACTTTGCCGGTGTCCAGACCGCGCGAAAGGCGCTGCAACTCGCTGTTGAACTTCTGTGCTGATCCGTAGCCGTCGACATAGCGGCGGGAAAGCTGGGCTAGGATGTCGCCTGCCGCGCTGATCTTGACATTTGTGTTGGCGACGACGTCGGCTGTAGCCTTGCCAGAAGCCGACATGGCGGCATCTGCTGCCGTCTTGTCCTTGGCACCGGCCACATATTTGCTCGCGTCAAGCTGAGCTGAGACGGTGAGGGATCGAAGTTCTGTCGCCATTACGTCGTCCCTCCTTTCTCTTTGTCGCGCACGTGCTTCAGCCATTCATCGTCGATGATGGACATGAAGGCTTTGAACAGTTGCAGATCGGGACCGGTTATGCCGTGGTCTTCGGCGTAAGCGCGAACGGCCATATAGGAAAGCGGCGTTTCGCCCGCATAGCCGCCCATCGACGATAGATATTGCCGATCATATCGAAGTTCGTCCCAAGCGCCCCAGTAAAGGCCGTGCCAAGGCTCTGGGTAGAACTCGATCTTGCCTTCTGGATATGCTGCCCGGATGACCCAATCTTCAGCGTCGGGTTCGGCAGCAAGTTCTTCCAACCAGTCCTGCCGTTCAGGATCGAGGCCTTCCCGCCTCAAGCGGTCTCGGAAGGCCTCTCGGAGTTTTTTCCTGCTTCATCCACGAACTGGACATCGATCTCGGAGATCTTCGACGCGCACCATTCAACGGCTGCGACGATAGTCCGATATTCAGGATCAGACAGGATTTCGAGCGCCTTTTCGGGCGAATACTCGACATCCAGACCGCGCCAGCCATGCAGGATGTGCTTGGCATAGAGCTTTCCGAGCTCCGTCGTCATGACGTCGCGGGGGATCGGCTTGCCCTTTTGATGCTTGGCAAGGCGCTGCATGGTGAGGTCGCGCGCATGTGCATAGGCAGGGAGCAGAAGAGACGAAACGTTGAACTCGACGCCTGGCCATTCGACGAATTCGATCCAGTCGCCTTCGGCCTCACGCTTCAGATCGGATTTCAGGGAGGAAAGCTTGACGGTCATTGGTCACCTTTGCCGGAAGGGGTGGAGGCGGGACCGGCATCCCGCCTCCGATTGCACGTGCAAACTCAGTCTTGGGAGGAGGAAGACTGACGCGACGACTTGCCGGAACGTCGTGTTTTGGTGGCGGCGGCGAACTTCTTCGACGTCGCTGCCGTCGGCGGATCGATATGGGTAGGCTTGCGAGGGGCCAGCGTTGCCAGCCCCTTTTCGTGCATCAATCGCGCGAACGCCTCCGGCACCTGGACGCTCTCGACGCCTTCCACGAACCGCATCGGGTTCTTGTGGTTGCCATCGGGAAAACCGACGAAGCTTTTCGCCGGCATGAAGGTGCTCATCACGAAGCGGGTGTCCGCGTGATGGTGATCGACGCCGCATCACCGGCATCGAACTTGGCCTGGAAGGGCACTTCCAGGATGGCCGGCGCGCCGTTGCCGGGACCGTTCGGGCCGCCGTCGATCAGCTTGGCGGTGCCGATGTTCCAGGCCTCCGAATTGGAAGCGGCATCGGTCAGCGTGAAGCCGATATTGACGTCGTCGTGATTGAGAATCGCCTGATAGGTGTCCAGGTTCTCAAACAGCGCCGTCATCGACCCGGTGACCTCGAACCGGCCGAGACCATGCGAGTAGACCTCATACTGCCCGACCACATCGACCGGATAGATGTTGTTGGTGATGCGCAGGGTGAGCTGCTGTATCTTCGGCGGGTTGGTGATGCCGGTGAAATCCAGCGCCGCCACATTGAGGCCGGCGTTGAAGACCTCGGTCGTGGTCGGATCGGCATAGGTGGCGCCGGAGAGGATGGCATTCGTCGGCGTCGGGCTGGTGATGCCCATGATACCCCAGGCTGCCGAGACCGACTGGCGCGGCCGCAGGGTGAGGTCGAGCGTGTTGAACCGGCAACCGCGGTAGCGGACGAAGGTATCGGTCGCGCCCTGCTCGTAGAAGTGCTCGAGCGTGGCCGCCATCGGCGTGATGCCGTTCTTCAAGACGCCGCCGGTGTCCCAAGTATTGCCGAACAGATATTCGAGCCAATCATGGAAGGTGCCGAACGAATAGAGCGTCTGGATGGTGCCCTGCACCGCGCGGCCGACGTCGGTGATCGACGCGACATTGCGGTCGGCGCGCACCTCGTTAGGTACGTCCACCTGCTTGGTCAGGCGCACGTCGGACGAGACGTAGCGCATGATCTGGAAGGCGGGATTGGTCGGGATCGTCCCGATAGTCACCTCGGGAACGGACGCGAGTCGAACTTGTGAGCCGTCAGCAACGGTCATCGTAGGTGCTCCTTTTTGGGAATGACCGGCCGCAGCCGGGGTTCAGTTATGAGGCTGGCGGGATGCTCGTGATGTCGCGGCGATGCCAGAAAATCGACGCGGTCATGGCGAAGTAACCGGGCCAGTCCTTGCCTGGCTCGCCGGCGCCTATCGACATCTCGGGCATGAACAGCGTGTCGATCGGCTGCTCCCGGAACAGGTAAAGCAGGCTGTTGGCGTATTGCCGCGCCTGCCGGCTCCCCTGCCCGCTCGGCGTCATGACGTGCAGGTAGGTGACGCCACGCTCCAGCCACATATTCGACTGCGGTGCGCCGAACGTGTCCTGGTCATAGGTGTCGCCGAAAATCTCGACGTAGACGAATGGCTCTGGCGTGTCCGGCAGTTGATAGAACTCGTTTTCGAAGACGAGCGGCGTGGTTTCCCATCCATCACGAAGCCGAAGCTCGAAGGCGTCGTATGCCGTCAGACTGGACATCAGGGCGCCGCGTTGATGATGAGAGTTGGATAGGTCAGAGGCGTGCCGGCAGAGCGTCGTTTGGTCGTGCGCTTGAGGATGTACGGAGCGCCAGGGGCGACACCGCCCGGGACATCGACGTACTTCATCTCAACCTCGAAAGCACCTTTGAAGCGGGAATTCAGAGCTCGGCGAGCCAGATCGAAGTGACGGGCACCCGGGCCGTTGTTTCCGGTCTCGATCTTTCTGGTCGACGGATAAGCGTTGAAAATTATCACCTCCCCGTCTGGCCTGATCTTCGAATAGTCCGTGACCACGGTTCGGCCGCCGACAACCACAACGAATGAGTTCATGTAGCGACCTGTCCGGCGCGGCGAACGCTTCTTCAACTCATCCAGAGCAGCCGGGATCACTACGCCCCAATTGACGAATAGGTAGGTGATCGGCCCTGGTGCGACGACGCTCTCTTCCGCCGCGCCCTCGTGCCCGTTGACGAAACGCTGATACTGCCTCGGCGCGCCGGCTGCGATGGCCTTGGCCAACTCCTGCCTGGCATAGGCGGCCAGCGCCTTGTTGATCTGGTCGAGTTCAAGCCCTTGCGTCGCAATCTTGATCTCGCGATCGAAGAATTCGAGGCCTGGCATCAGCCTGCCACCACCAGATTGATCCGACACCAACCATCGGCGCCGATGATCTTCGGATCGACCATCTTGATCTGCCGAACCTTGCCGCGCGCGATGACGAAGTCGGTGATGCGCGGGACGCGCACGTCGCTTGCGCTCGAAACCGGATACGCCGGCACACCACCTGGCCATTGCGCGGCCAGGATTTGCGTCGGCGACATGATGATCTTCAGGTCTGACACGGCAATCGTACCAGCGATCTCGTCGGCGCCGACTGTGTCGACGCGCGCACGGCAGGTGACATCGATGTTGGCGACGTTCGATCCGCTGGCGATCTGCCGGCGAAGCACGATATCCTCGCCGGCCTCGAGCAAGGCATCATCAAGCGAAGCGCGGAGTCCGCTCACCTGTAGAGCTTCCTAATCCTGGGATCGCGCGGCCGACCGTCCCATGCCATCCATGTCTCGCGATCCCAGCGCCAGTAATCGACGGCTGACCATAGCGCCATGCGACGAGTGTCACCTTGGCGCCTGAACGATCGGTAATCTGAGATCAAGCCGGAAAGACCGAACAAGCCGCGCGACTTCATCGTGCCACCATCCGCAGATCGAGGAGCGTGCCGCCAGCATAGACGCCGACACTGGTGATGACCGCCCTAAACATAGGCCCGAGCAAGCCGTCGTTCTGGCCTTCGGAACCGAGCGCGGCCAGTGCGGCTACGGCCTTGTAGGTCAGGCCCGAGAGGTTGGCATATTTGGTCGCGGTCGACGTGGTGAAATCGAACCGGGCGACATCATGCCAGATCGTGCCGCCGTCGAGCGAAGTCTGCACAACGACCGCGATGCTCGTGCCGCCCGAGCCATAGACGAAGCGCGCGACGAGGCTCAGCGCCTCCATGCCTTCAAGGTCTTCGATCGGCGTCTGCGCCTGCGCGGACAGCGCGGCCGTGATCTGGCCGGCGAATAGCGTGAATGCGCCAGGATTGTTCATCAGGCCACCCATGTTTCGATATAGCCGCCGTCAACGAGAAGCGATTTGACCTCGGACGGCATGATGGTTTCGACCGTCGGATTGACCCAACGCTCGATGCGGCGAACACCGGGGATGTCGTCCACTTTCACCAGTGGATCGCTGATCGTTCCCGGAGTCCCGTAGCTTTCGCGCCAAAGAGCGCGCAGCCAGTATTCGGCGGCCAGTTTCAAATCGTCGGGTACGGTCAGAAAGCCAGCGGTGTATTTGACCGTCACAATGCTTCGCGGCCAATACGGCACGGTGTTGACATTGAACCGATAGGGCAGTCCAGGAACGGCCTGTGACAGGATGCCGGAAGCACGGTCGATATAGAAGGCGCTATCATCCAGCGCGGCATCGTTCTGCGTTACGGTGAGCGTACCCGTCACGCGCCGACGCGAAAGCTGGAGAGATGATACCGGAGATGAAACCTGGAACGTCTCGGTCACCGCTTCCGACAGCAGCGTCGGCGGGTTGACGCCATCTGATCTCACCTTACAGGCGCGGAAGATCGACGTCGAGATGCGCCCGATCAGCCGGGTCAGATCAGCGTCGCGCGAACTGTCTGTCAGTCCGAGCGCGGCGCGCGCCTCGTCGACCGTCAGAATGCCGGCGGTGTTCGGCGTTGTGACCTCGAAGACCGAATTCATTTGGCCCCGCCATCCTTCGTGTCAGGCTTGGCTTTCGGCTTCTGATCGGCGTCCTTGCCATCACGGCCACGCTTCACCGAAAGCCGCCAATCCTTGCTCATGTCCGGCTTGGCAGTCGTCTCGGTTTGCGCAATCCAGAACGAACCGCCCCATGTCACTCCATCGCCGGCGCGATAGGTATGACCTTCCTTGTAAACGCCGCGGTCCATCGGAATGGGCAGCCGAGCTTCCTTGACGAGATCGCCCTTCTCCCAGACGAGATAGACGCCATCCTCGCGAACTTCGCAGGACATGTCATCGAAGCCGACACCATCAGCACCGTCCTTGCCGCGCTCTCCGGCGGCCCCGTCTTTGCCGATATACTCGCCGAGGTCGTCGGTGCTGCCATCGCTCTTGACGACGATGAGATGTCCTTTGTCGTCGCGGAAGAATTTCACCGCATCGAGACCATTGCGCCCGTCTTTGCCGTCGACGCCGTCCTTTGGAACGGGGATGAGGGCGACAGCTTTTGTCACCGCTTCATCGATCAGAGGACGAACATCATCGACCGTGATGCTTTTCCCATCCTGCGGCACAGGCAGAGACGCCACGGCGCGTTTGACCTCTCCCTGCACAAGAGCGGCGGTTTCTTCTGGATCAGCGTCCTTACCCTTCTCTGCGGGCGGGAGAGCGGCAACCGCTTCCGCGATCATGGCCTTCATCAGTTCAGGATCGGCATCCTTGCCGTCCTTCCCATCGCGTCCGTCTTCCGGCTGCCTGATGCCGGCGAAGACTTTCGCCACTTCCTCGGCGATGATCGGGGCGGCATCTTCCGCCGTGAAGGATGCTCCATCCTGGCCATTGGCACCGTTCTCGCCGTCTTTCGGCATCGGGATGGCAGCGATTGCCTTCTCCACCTCGGAGGTTATCAGAGGGGCGACGTCATCCAGTGTAACCGATTTGCCATCAACGCCGTCCTTCGGGGCCGGCATGGCAGCCAATTGCTTTTCCAGCGCATCGATACGGGCAAGAAGAGGATCAACCTCTTGTTCGAGGAAACTGCGGACGGCAGCCACCACATCGGCGCCGAAGGCTGCGGCATCCATCAGCGCTTTCCTTTCCTCTGTCGGCGAAGGTCGTCCAAGGCCTTCCAAACCGCGGCCGCCTTCGCGGCATTGTCATTTGCCGCCGCCTGTGGATCCTGCGCTTGCGCCGCCGGCGGCTCCATCGGAACCGGGGTCGGGCGAGCGATGGTGAAGGGGTCGGGCTGCGCGTCGCGTTTTGCGAGGGCTTCGAGGCTATAGTTCTGTTGCTGGAGGTAGACGGCGTCGCCGCCTTTGGTCTTCGGAAGATTGATCCTCTTCCGCATTTCATCGATCTTCGCCACGCCGGCAGAGTCCTTCAGCACCTGCATTTGCGTGACCGAGTCCATGCGGAGCAGATTGTCGACGTCGAACTCGACCCCGTAGGTCTTGCCGTTGACGACAACGCCCTCGCCAATTCCCAAGCCCTCATCTAGGCAGAGCTCAGCCGCCTCAATGAGGCTCTGCAGGCACTGGCTGTAATATTCGACGTTGAGGCTCTGGATGTTGTTGTAGGTCGGCATCGTGCCGAGGCCGATCTTGTACGGCGGAACGTGGAAGACCGAGCAGACGACCTCTGCCGTCCACTTCAACTGATCGATGAGCTGCGATTCCTCGGCGGTGAGCGCCATGCGCTCATAGGTCAGGCCATCGCCAAGAACGGCGACCCTGCCGACATTGTCGCCTGAGAATTTGGTCTCCCATGCCTCTTTCAGCCGATTGGCCGTGGCGTCGTTGATCGAGCCTGGCGCAGTAAGCACGCCGCCAGGTTGGGACTTGTTGCCGAAGAACGCCGCCGACCCGTTCTGGATCGCAAGGCCTTGGGTCGCGGCCATGCCGGCGGCGAAAATTGGGGATGTCCCGACCAGCGGATGAAACAGGCAGTTGAAGCGGTCGTGGATGATCTCGCTCGCCGGAACGGTGACCGGCTCACCGATCGCGGCAAGGTTGTCGCTGGCGAGCTGATACCAAGCCGAACCGTCATCTGCGACAAGAACCTTGACCCGGTTAGGATCGAGCACGTAGAGCGCCGTCACCACCTGCCGGTTATCACGCTGCTTCAGCACGTAGACGTTGCCGCGCATCAATTTCGAGAGGATGTAATTTTCCCAAAACTGGATGCGATTCTGGTAACGGTTCGGCTTGCGAAGCACCGGCGAATAGGCAGGGCTGTCCACCTCGGTCCAGATGCCGTCGGCGTCTTCCTGCACGAGGTCGACGCAGAGCTTCGAAATGTCGGCGGCGATCAAGGTGATGCATGCATAGACGGCGCTGTAGGAGAGGACCGAGTTGTAATCGACCGTGATGTTGCGCTGCCACGCGCCGGCAAATGGCTCCTTGATCAAAGACCACCAGCCACCGCGGTTCTCGGCCACAGAAACGGCGCTAGCGGGCGCTGCCTTCTGTCGCGAGATGGTGAGGCCAAAAGGAAGTTTCATCAGGCGATCATCTTCCAGAGCGTGCCATCGACGAGCTCGCGCTCATCGAATTGCGAATAGGCCAGAGAGTTCAGCCACAGTTGCCGATCCGGATAGATCGGCTCCTCAATTCTTGATAGGTCGCAGCGGCCGACCAGACTTGCCGCGCTGTCCTGATGCACGAATACCGGACAGCCCATGATCACCGACTCGACGGCCGCATTTGAGCCGTGCGTCACCAAGCAATGGGCGCCCTTCAAATCCTCATGCAGTTTTCGGCCAAACCGCTGCATTTCCTTGTTGCGGATGATCAGTGGTCGATCAGTCAATTCGTTCAGCCGCTTCACCGTGCGCATCGTCCAGCCTTCAATGCCGTGGAAGCGCTCGTAGGTCTCGCTTGGCTCGGCAACGACGATATGGCGGCCGGTGCGCTGCCACGGCCAGACTGGGGTTTTCAGCGCCTTCCAGCGATCACCAGGAGCATCGCGGACCGCCTGCATCTGAAACGAGCCGGCGTGCCAGCGATAGAACCCGCCGTTTTCTCCTGTCGGCAGATCGGTCGCGAACACCCGGCGCGCATAGCCGCGATCCCAATAGACCCACTTCAGCCCCGTCTCGCGCCATTTGGCGATGAGGGGCCTGAGATAGGGTGAGCAACCGACGACCGGGATGATATCCGCCGGCAACCTATCCAGCGCCCGCCAGTCGCCGCGAATGACTCTGCCGCCTGCCCTTTGGATCTTCTCGCCTATGCGATTGAAGAGCTTGAGTTTGAATGTCTTCAGTTCGGCCGGGACGAAAAAGGCGACGGTCTTCGGGTCGATCATGAACGCCAGTGCTGCTGAACCCAGTCGAGCCGCGTATACTGCGAAGGATCACGCCAGCCTGGAAAGCAGACCACCTTGGCATTTCGCGGCAGGCTTTCGCCCTTGGGCCATCCTTTTTTCTGGAATGCGTAGACGCCATCCTCCGGGCCGAAGGCGCCGGCGTCGGGCATCATGTCGGCCAGCCACGCCTGGTCGTCGGGGAACTCGTGGAACGGCACTTTCTGCGCCAGTTCGAGCGAGAACTCGCCCCAGACGTCCGGCCTATAGCCAGCCTCGAGCATCCACAGCGATCCGTTGAATGGACACGGATTGGCGCTGTTGACGCCCTGTAGGATCGTGAAAGAATCGGATCGATCGAAAAGATCGTCCATAGGTCCGGTGACGATCAGATCAAGATCCATGCAGACCAGCTTGTCGCCCGGCTCGACGCCATTGGCCTTCTGCCACTCAGGATCGAACATGCGAAGGCGGGCAAAGCAGCCCTTGACCTCGGTCAGGTACATGTCCTCGGCCTGCGGAGTGCAGACCTTGAACTCGTGCGGCGTGGTCAGATTGCGGGTGACGCCGGCGCGAAGCTTCCTCACATAGTCGGGGTTGTATTTCGAACCCCAGACCCAGGTGCAGATGTGGAGCATCTAGCTAGCGCCACTTTAGGCCGATTTCACCAACCGTGTAATCGGGCGGAGGGAGTGGCGGATTGGCTTCGTCGTGTTTTCTGCTCTTCGCTGAAGAACCTTCGAATCCTATCGCGCGAAGTTGCCGTTCGGTCGCGTCAAACCAGTCGCCTTCGACGGACTCAACCTGAATGACGAGACGGCCGCGCCAACCACTCCTCAGCCTTGTCGATCCGGTTAGCTTTCCATAGATCGGGTGCAGGGGCATTAGTCCTTCTCCGCTCGCCACAGGACGCCGATCCCGTTGTTCTTGCCTGTCGGACAGAACTTGAATTCCTGATGGCGATAGCCAGCCTTGATCTGATCCCAGAACTCGGGGACATCGATGCGCACACCTTCCCAGGTCGGCGCGCGCTGCCACGCGATATCATGGAAGGCGATCAGGCGGCCTATGGGACCGTAATTGGCCCAATCCTTCTGTACGAAGGGCAAGGTGTGATTTGCGTCGATGAAGATCGCGTCGAACGGCCCGAGCGCCCTCACCTTCTCGATGATATCAGGCGCCGTACTGTCGCCCCAGATCAGGCGCGCGTCATATCCTTGCGTCTGTAGCCGCTGGATGGTGGCCCTAAGCTCAGCCTCGCTCTGCGGCCAGGCTTTCGTGCCTTTTGGAAGGTCGACGGAGACGATCCGCGACCCAATCGGAAGTCGCTTCGCGATGCGATAGAGCGAGCCGCCGAACTTCGAGCCGATCTCGAGGAAGGAACGGACTCCCTCCTCCGCAAAGAGCGAGGCAAGCCCGTCGATTTCGGCATCAACCTGCAAGATCGTCATTGGCGTCCCCAAACGGCGCAGACGCCGAGATCGGATGAGATATATGAGGTATGGATGCGGACCATGCCGATGGTCTTAAGGTCGCGGTCTAGCGCCTCGATCTCCCGGTCGTTCTCCTGTGGCTTGTCTGAGGTGCCGCGCCACGCGAAATATTCCCTGGTCCACCGGCCGAAATGCTGCATCAGAGTCGAAAGATCAGAGGAAGACATGACACGCTTCAGCTTGTGATAGGTCGCCAGGCAAAGGGTGATGTCATATTTGCCGAGGCCGAAGACCTTGAGCGCGCTCGGGCCAGCCGCAAGGTCCACAACCTCGAACCGACTTTCCGTCGAGCGGATGTCGGCGAAGACTTCGCGCGCGGTATGGACGCCCGGCTCCCATATGTCGCAGCCGTGAACGAGAGCCGCACCATTGTTGGCGAACTCGAACCCGACCAGGCCCCTGTTGCAACCGATGTCGAAGACCGATTTGCCCTTCGCCCTCATGACCAGGTCGACCATGCCATCCATGCGGATGTCGTGGTAGCCGGCGACGCGGCGCTGCAGCCCTTCGGGAGTCTTGTCCATTCAGAGCCTTTCCAATGCCCGTTCCAGAACTTCGTCGCATGTGATCCGAAGCATTGCCTGCCGGCAGTGCTCGCATGGCCTCAGAGAGCCGCAAGCCTCTGCTCCGCCAGTCAGGTTCGCGTGGCTTTCGTAGCCGGTCACCGACGGAGGGATGAAGCCGCCGAACAGGACAACGGCAGGAATACCGACAGCCGCGGCCGCGTGATGCAAGCCACCTTCAGGGCCGATATAGAGCGCCGCATTGGCCAGGATCGCGACTGCGGATCGAAACGAGGACGTCTGATAAGTTTCGACGTTGTGCAGCAGAGGGCCGCTTTTCTCGTATGCGAACTGTGCGACGCGATACCCTTTGTTCTTCAGTTCGTCGGCAATGCGCTGATAATTGCGCCTGCCCCAGTCCTTGTTCGGCGCGCAGGACTTATAGGCTTCGATGTTGCTCTCGATGAGGACAAAGCCCTTGCCGTGGCGCTCGCCGGCGAGATTTTCCTCGTAGGAGAAATACATCTCGCCTGGCACGGCGTGGAAATCGAGGTTCCATTCCCATCGGTTGCCGACCTGGCGGTTATAGATGCGATGACCCTTGTAATAGGGGATCCACTCGATATCGCTGCGGCCCTCCGCGCCAGGCCAAGCGATATTGGGATTGCCGCGAAAGATTTTCTCGCTGTTGGCGTCCCACCGGATGCGACGCATGTCCCCGAACGCGATGCGTTTGCCTCTGGCCGCAGCGCCGCGCGCCATGCCAGTGGCCATCAACTGATCGCCGAGCCCCATTTAGCGCGCCCAGCGCTCCAACTCGGCTCTCCATTCATCCGAGAACGGGCAATTCTCATAGCCCGGCATGTCGGGCGTACCCTCGGTGAAGTGGCAGACCTTTGGCTCGATCGCCGGATCGGAGTGACCGACGAGCCAGTTCCACGCCGGATCGAGCTCGCCGATCTCGCCATCGTCGAGCCAGCACAGACGATGGAGGTCTCGGCCGGGAAGTGAGTTCACCATGTCGAGCGTCAGGCGCTTGTTGGCCTCGTGCCCGACATTCATGATCATGAATGACGTCCAGTTTTTCCTGGCGTAGGCGGTCTGGATTTGGCCGTCCATCTTGACCCCCGGCTTGGGATCATACCGATGCTTGACGCAATAGAGCGCCTTGTCTGGGTCGAGGCTCTTGGTGAGCATGTCGACATTGGCGCGGAACAGGATATCCGCGTCGCAGAAGAGTACCCAGCCAGGATCGGCTATGAGCGGGACGAAGAATCTCGCATTTGCGTGCTCAGTCGAAATCGAGCCGTCATAGTCAGGCCTGATCGACAGGACATCGACCAGACGACCATTGCGGCGCTTCATAGGCCGCTTGTAAAGCCCTGCCTTGACAAGGTCGGCGAGAATGAGCCCGCGCGCGCGGATCGGCGCGATGGCGTGTTTGTTCAAGGACGACCGCGCCACGGCAAACGACGCCGCTTCGCGAGGATCGAAGCCGATATAGACCGAGAAGTTCACAGAGCGTCCTCAAGCGATTTGCGAGGAAAGGAATTGATTGCCGAGATCGGCGAGCAGTTGATGACTTCCACACCGAGAGCCTTCAGGGCCGGCGCGGCATTGTCGAAATGCTGGATCCAGCGGCGGAAACTGCCGTCATTCGGATTGCTGGCGCCTCTCCAGACGTTGTTACCGTACCAGTGAGTGCCACCGCTCATGGTCATGTCGTAGCCGATGAGCAACACCCGCTTGACGCCGAACTGGACCGCAAGGTTGAGCGCCTGGAAGCCGGAGTTTCCCCCGTTGCCGATGGTCCCCTTGGGTTCCATCAGGATGCGATCCTCACGCCGGTTAATGACGACGCGGCGGATGCCGGGATAATTTTGAAGCCCGTTTGCCGAGAAGCAGACCTTTAGGCCATTGAAGTCGAGAAGCCCATTGCGATGCTCCCACCAGGCGCTGTCGCAGCCGTAGACCATATCCGCCCAAGGGCAGAGGTCCACGTTCTGCTTGATGGCGATTACTCTGGCTCGGCCTCGGAGTCGGTCGAGGTTGGCTCCTCTGACGGAGGAACCTGAAGCGATGATGGCAACGGTATCTCCTCGCCAGTCTGGCCATCCTCCGCCGTCATATCGCGGCGCTGATAACGGCCGCGCCGGCCGACTGGCTTTGGGGCTTCTGGTTCCTCCGCCTTCATCGCTTTCGGCAAATCGACATGAGCGGGCTTCACGGGCGCGCGCTTGGCTTTTCGCGTGCGCTCTAGCCTGCTTGCCTCATTATCGTCCGAAACCTCGAACTCAACGCCCGGGCGATATTCCTTGCGCGCAGCGCGGTCATAGACCGTCTTCATCGCGATCATCTTCATGGGAGACCTCATAAAGGAAACCGCCGGGCCACGGATGCAGCCCGGCGGTTGTTATTGTCAGCCGTAGTTGGCGCCGCTGATATACTGGACGGCGCCCGAACGCGCCTTGACCCAGGTGACGAAACGCTCGCAGCGGATGCCGACGAGATTGTTCTGCCACAGCGACACATACTGCGTCGAAGCGGTGACCGGAGAGTCCGGCGCATCGTCGGTCTGGATCGAAGCTTCAGTGGAAACATCGACCTCCACGCCGCCGTCATCGGCGATCAGGATGCTGTTCGCAGCCATCGCGACGATGATGCGACCATCGGCCGGCGAACCGCCGTTGGCCGCGATATTCTCCGACGTCACAACCGGGACGCCTTCGATGAAGCCGCCGTCCTTGTTGATGTCCGGGAACTCCTTGCCGCCGAAGTCATTGCGAAGCAGGCCGAGGCGCAGCGCCTGGGTCTGGCTCATGACGATGACCAGATCATCAAGGGTATAGTTCGACATCGTATAGGCCGCCAGAAGATCGGCGAAGTCGGCGCGGAAAGCGTCGGCCGTCGTGCCGCTCGCGGTGATCGCCGAAACCCCGTTGGTGATTGACGCCGGAGAAACGCCGGTCACGACCGCCTTCGACGGATCGAGGAAGTCGTTATCCATCAGCTTGATGATCGCCTTGGTGAGCGAGTTGATCATCAGCTGTTCGGCGCTCGGCTGAGAGAACCGGAGCAGTTCCTGGGTCAGGAACGTGATGCCGGCGATCTTGTTGAAGTCGAGCGTCACGGTGTCGAGCGCGCCCTTCGACACGGGCTTGGGCGAACCCTGGCCAACCCAATAGCCGGTCGTCTCGCCGGTCTCGCGCGGGATCTTCACGTTGAAGGGGACAGCGCGAAGGCCAGGAATGCGACCGATGAGGGTCTTCGGGCGAAGCAACTCCAGAAATTCGGTCTGGAGGTTGTTGTAGGTCACCAGCGGGCCGGCCCATGTCGAATCCGTGGTGGATGCGGCGGAGACGGCAGCCTTGATGACGTGCTTCGGAGTCTTCAAGACCTCGGCGAGTTCGGCGCCCCAACCACGCGAGATGGCGATGTCGTAAGGCGACACGCCGTCTTCCTTGGCCATGAAGCGGGCCGCCAGCAGACGGACGAAACCCGTGCCCTTGGGCGCTGCATTGCCAAGCACCTTGACGACAGGGCCAGTTTGACGTGAACGGCTTCCGTTCAGATCGTCATTGCCGTTCACTTCCTTGGCGGTTTCGCGGTTCACCTTCTCCATGACGCGGAGGCGGTCGAGATGCTTGTCGATGGCCTGGTTGTCTTCGTTGAGGCCGTCGAACTCTTCCTGCTGATCGGCATCGAGGGTTGCGCCCTCATCGGCCGACTTGTCCATGATCGACTTCATGGACGCGATGTTTGCGGCTCGCTTGGCCTCATAGGCCGCGAGCTGTTCGGCAATGGTTGCCATTTTGGACTTCCTTCTAAGGAAAACGCCTTGTCCAGGGGCGGTTGAATGGACCTTTAGCCGTGCCGAACCTTGCGGATTACGAACGGCTTGCCCTGTCGCGGGCCGGGGTCATTCAGCTTGACGACGCGCACTGTCTTGCCTGTCGCGGCTGGCGCATCGGTCTGAATTTCAGGTTGATCGTCCACCACTCCAGCTTCGACGCGGAGAGCGGTGTCGATCGACTTGATCTGGGAAATGGTCGCGTCGGCATTGGCCGGGATCGTAACCAGAGAAAGTTCCAATACTTCGGAGCGGAGGAAGTGCCAGCCTCCGATTTCGCGGTCATAGGCTTCCTCAAGAGCGCGAAAGCCGATCGAAACGGCCCGCACAAGGCCGGCCTTGACTGACTGCCACGCCTCGTCAATGCGGTCCTTCAGCGTGCCGGGCTCGTCGATCTGCGCGAGCTGCGCCTCGAAGGTGATGCCGCTTTTCGTCGGCTTGTCGAACTTGACCGTGCCGACAGGCTTGTCTGCCTGGTGCTGCCACAGGAGCGGCATCGGGTTCTGGAACTCGACGCCCAGCGGCTCGACGATATCGCCCATCCTGTCCGGCGTCGGCGTGGTCGCGGTGCCGCGGATAATGCGCTTCTCGTTGTCGACGCTTTTGACGTCGAGCACAGAATAGGCTCGGTTCATGGGTATATTCCTGTTAGGTCAGCCGAACACCAGCATCTGGTAAGACTTGGATTGCTTCGGCTGCGGGTTCTTGCCCATCAACACGACTGTGTTGAACGCTGCCGCCAGCGGATCGATCTTTGCCGATCCCGACACCTGCTTGGTGATTGAGATGGCATTGCCCTTCGGCTCGACCTTGGCGTTGGCGACGCACCATGTCATGAGATCGAGACCGGCATGCCTCAGTGTTCCGCCGGCGAGATTGCGCTCGGCAGTTTTGATCGCGCCGTTCAACTGCCAGCCCTGCGGGATGCCGACGATGCGCTCCTCGGCAATGCCACGCTCTTCGCTGGTCAATTCCTTGACGATGTCGGTGACGCCGAAACTGTCGACGCCGATCGCCGCTTCCTCGGCCAGTTTCCCCGATTTCTCGACCTCCATCACAAGGTCGGCGAGCTCGTAGACGTCCTGGCCTGGCAGTTTGACGAAGGTCAGTTGCTTCAGCCGGGCGAGGTCATCCAGCTTCGACGCGATGTCCTTGCGGCGCTCCTTGACGATCTCGTGCGCCCACGCATGCGACCAGAGCAGCCAGTCGCCGGTTTCCTTCTCCCTGCCCATGACGGCCAGGCCGAGTAGATCGTCCAGCCCCCCACCGTCGATCCCGATCACGATGACTTCGGAGCGCTTGATGACCTCGCGAAACGCCAGTGTTTTGTCAGCGGCCGCGGCCCAGAACTCCGCGCCGGCCCAGCTATCGGTTCGAAGCCCGAGTCCGATCTCGACGTTCAGATGCTTGGCGAGGAAGACGTTGCGCGTCTCCGGCCCTTTGGCGATCTCCTTACGGGTCTCGTCCTCGAGCCATTCCTTGCTGACAGAGTGATCGATATTCGGGTTCGTGATGTAGAAGTTCGCCGAATCCAGATGCTCACCGGCATCGATCATCGCCTGCGGGAACTCATAGATCACCGGCAGGAACTTCGGATCCTCGATCATTCCGTCGCGCACGCTGCGCGCGTATCTAAGTTTGTCCGCGAACACGCCCGCCGGCGGCTGGTCGGACTGCGTCGACAGCGAGATCACGAAGCCTTCCGGCCGCGATACTAACCCGCCGGTCGCCTCTCTCAGCATCGCATCGGCATTCGGCTTCTTGCCGAAGAGCCAGAGCTCGTCGACCAGGACGAAAGCCGCCTTCTTGCCCGATACAGTGTCGCTGTCGGCCGCGACGACCTTCAAGGTCGCCTTCGTCAGCCGATGCGTGATGATACGCTGGTTCTCCTGGATATGCAGGAGATCGAGCAATTCCGGGTCGGCGCGCACCATGTCGCGGGCCGGCAGGAACGAATTGTTGGCGACCTCGATCGTCGGCGCTAGGATCAGCAGTTCGCACGAATGCCGCCAGTTGCGGATCAGCGCCGTGATCATGATGCCCGCGGCGATCGTCGACTTGGCGTTCTTCTTGCTTATGAGCAGGAAGAATTCCCGGATCAGCCGCTTGGCGCTCTTCGGATCATATGACCCGAAAATCGCCCGGACGAAGTCGAACACCCACTCGTCACAGGCTTCGCCGAAGGTTGGGCTGTTCGGCGCGTCGACAATGCGCAGCGACTTGAACACCTCCAGCGCGGCGTCAGCCTCTTCCTCGAACCGCACCTCGCAAGTGATGAGCGGCTGGCGAGCCTTGATGCGCGTCTCCCAATCTGGACACGCCGTCGAGAAGTTGCTCACCGATTGTTGACGACCAGCATCGGCGGCGCGGGCGGTGCGTACTTCCCGCCGATCCTCTCAGCCGCGGCCTGCTGCTCCTGCTTCTTGCCGAGCTTTGCCTCCTTCGGCGCAGCACGGCGTTCCAGCGCTTCGGCCGCACCGGCGACCCGTCCCATCTCCTCGAGCCGTTTGGCCGCGGTCACATTGTCCGCCCTGGCTGCCTTGAACAGCACGCCGATGATCTCTCTCCGGCGATTGGCGTGACCGTTGGCGAGTTCATCCGGGAAGTGCTTGCGCAGCGTGTTGACGTCGATCCCGAGCGCCCTGGCAATGACGTTCTCGGACTCGCCGCAGAACTTCATCTCCTCGACCGCGGTGCGATCCTCAATCTTGGGCTGATACGGCGGCCGGCCACGATTTGACGGCGCCTTTGTCACCTTGGGTTTTTTCATTCGTTTTCACGCTTTCAGCCGAAATTTCCGGTCGGCAGAAAAAATTGTCTCCGTGACCCCCGAGCGGGCTTGGCCCCCATCGCGCATTCAGG